CGCCGGTTTCTATGGGCATCCCCAAAGGCAGCAGGCAGGCGTTCAAATCTTCCAACAGGCTCAAATTTTCCCCACCTCCTGCTCAAACTTCTGCTTCATGGCCGCAATGCAGGGAGCGCGGGAGGCGGTGCGGGCAGGCTTTAAGAAAGGCTTGGCAGGCTGGCCGCTCTTGCCATATTCCAGCACGTTGGCGATCATGGCATTGCTCCGGCCATCGGAGCGCGGCTCGGCAAAGCCCACCTTGACGTTATAGTTGCCTTCCCGGTCAATCTTCGCAGGGGAAACACCCAGCGCAGACACCAGCTCGCCGGTGGAGCGGGACTCCACCTTGGTATCCCGGCCAACCACGGAGCGCAGGTTTGCCCGTACCTTTTCCACCACAACCTCGCCGCCAGCTTCCAGAACCTTGGGAATGATCTCGTCCGTTTTATCTCCCAGCCGGGAGAGCTTCAAAAGAAAGTCCTCCGGCATTTTTACCTGTACCTTAGCCATTTGCCGCCACCACCTTTTTCGCTAAAATCTCCACATACATCCCGCGCCCCTTTACATCTTCCACACTGGTAATGTCGTACCGGCATCCCTCGCAGAGCAAAAACAGCTTTGTGGAGATTTCCACACCGGGAATGGCCCGGAAGCGGAACAGATCGGTGGCCTCCGAAAAAGCCGCCCGGTTTGCCCACCGCTCGCTGCCATGGCGGGCCTCATGGTAGGCCCGCACGTTTGCCAGCACCGTATCCTGCTGCGTGGAAAAGCCCTCGGCATCTTTCACCGCCTCAGTGGAGAGGATTTGTACCGGAGTGCGCATTTTCCCAAAACTCATAAGCTACACCTGCCATTCCCGGTCGAGGCGCAAAAGCAGGTTGACCGTATTCCATACCTGCCCGCTGGCCTGCACGTTGTCGGAAAAGAAACCGCCGGTGCTGCCATCCCGGCTTTCGTAAAAGTGGGAGGATAGCATGATAACGGCCTGTTCGGTGGTGGGCGGCATGGGATTGTCCGCATAATGCCCGGCAGGGATATGCTGGTAACTCTCTGCATAGGAAACGGCTGCCGAGATATAGCTTTGCAATAGCTCGTCGTCCTCGTTATGGGAAAGGATCAGGTTGTCTTTGACCTTTTGGAGCAAATCCTCCATGCCGCCACCTCCTTATCAATCGGCAGACATAAGGCCCGCCGCCTTTAGCTTGGCGAGCAGGCCGTTAAAATCCGTAACAAGGGCGGCCACATCCTCTGCCACGCTGTCGGCCTGATTGGCCGCCTTGGGAACCTCGGCAGAAGGCAGGCCGGTGACGGTTGCGCCCTCTTTGATTTCGAGAGCGCCGCCGATCACCCATTTATCGCCGCCCTGTTCCATGTAATTCTTTGCGTTATAGCTCATCCGTCAGCCCTCCTTACGCAGCCTTTTGCTGCAGCACCTTCACCGCTTCCGGCAGGATCAGCTTACCGTCCACGCGCTGGGTAGCCAGAAAACCAACCTGCCCGGTGGTAGCGTACAGCTCGCCAAGGCGGCGGAAGGAGCGGCCCTGCCGGTCAGCCACCCAATAATAAGAGAGGTCGCCAAACAGGATGGATTTTGCACTGGCCGCCATAGCGGGCATATAGGCCGAGGTGTAGACCGGGCGGCCCAGCAGCATATCCGGAGTGCCTGCGGTCAGGGAGGGCTGCCACAGATACTGGCCGTTCCCGTCTTTGAGCTTCCGCAGGGCCTTGACCGAGGAATCGTTCATCAGGAATACCGCGTTTTTCCGGTAAGGCGCTTTCAGGGAATAAAACAGATCGAACACCTCGTCCGCCGTAAAGGCCGTGGCGGAGACAGCCGTTACGCCGATCTCTGCGCCGCCCGTTGCAGCCAGAACACCCAGCGGCTTTCCGGTGCCATCGCCGGTGAAGAAGGCTTCCTCCTCCTTATTGCCGATCCGGCGGGCAAACTCGCGGGAGATATACGCCTCCAAATCAAAAACGCTGTCATTGAGCAGCTCCTCGCTAATTTTTACCAGCGTCCCCAGCTTGTAGGCCCCGATGGAAACCTGAGAAAATGCGTCGTCGCTCTCCGGGATCGCGCCTTCCTCGTCCACCCACGAAGCCGTACCCTTGGAGGCCACCACCGGGATTTTGCGGTCGCCGGAGCTGGTCTGGATCACATGGGCCAGAGTACGGAAAATGTTCTGCTCCTCCAACGCCTCCACCAGAGTGCGCTCAAATTCATCCGGCACCAGATAGCCGCCCTCAGAATCCGTACCGATCTGCAGGGCGTTCAAAATCTCGTGGGAGGGCATCTTGCTCCTCATGGCGTTCCAGAAGGAGCGGCGGTATTCCGCAGAGGCCCGGCCTGTCTTTTCCTCACCGGAAGGAGCCGCAGGCTTGCCCGTCAGAGGGGTATTGACCGGCTTTGCAAGCTCCGCGTCCAGCGCGGCCTGCCGCTCCAAGCGGTCAATTTCTTTGCCGAGGTTTACCACATCGGCCTCCATCTTTTCATAGGCGGCCACATCCTCGGCGGCCAGCAGGCCATCGGCCCCGCGCTTGGTATCCAGAAAAGCCTTCGCGGCCTCCCACGCCTTGGCAC